GTTGTAAGAAGTTTGCAGCCAAGTCCCCCCGAGCAGGTCGGCGCAAAACTGTTGGCCGACTGATTCCACCTCGTTGCCGTCTTCGTCGGCAGTGTCCTCGTCGGCCACAACAATGACCCGGAGGACGGTGTTCGTTTCGTCTACTTCAGCAAAGTGAGCCATCGTCTACACCGTCCACGCCACAATGACAATGCCGGAGCCGCCTTTACTGACCGTGGTGTAAGTGGACACCTTGTTCTGGTAGCCGCCACCGCCGCCGCCGAAGTTGGCAGCGCCATTGGTGACAGTGCCGGTTCCACCCCTGCCTCCACCCATTGTGCCATTACCGTGCTGACCATTGGCCCCTGCTCCACCGCCACCACCGCCGTAGGAGACATTGCCCCCGGTCCGGTAGTTGTTGTATTTTCCTTGCCCACCCGCTCCAGCCTGAGTTCCATAAGCCGTTGCGCCCGTATAGGGATAAGCCCCGCCACCTCCGCCACCAGCCGGGCCAGACGACTGGGCCGTCGCATTCCCACCATTGCCACCGCCAGAAGAGGAATACGTACTACCCGAGCGGCCACCCTGGCCATAAATGGTCTGCCCACCGGCGTAGGCGTGCCAGTAGGCGCCTCCACCACCGCCACTACCGGCGCCATAGTTGACAGCATTCGTCCCGCCGTTGAAAGGATTGAATCCACTACCGCCACCACCAGACCAGACGGTGGCTCCTCCAGCAGGCATCGCCATGGTGGACTGTCCTCCAACTCCCACTCCGTTAGCCCCACCGGCACCGATCGTGATGGTGCTCGTGCCATCTATAAGCCACTCGGAACCGGACGGCACAACCGACATGCCGCCTGCACCGCCGCCTCCACAGCCGGGGTTGCTGACGAACCAGTTGCTTGCAGCGTCCATCAGTTGGCTCCCCGCTCCGCCACCGCCAATGATAAGCATCTTGCAGACCAGAGGCCCGCCTGCGACGACCAGCGTCCCGGACGAGGTAAATGTGTGCACATTCCACGTTGTTCCCCCAGAGGTGTATTGGGTGACCGTTCCACCGGTCACAGACGGACCACCACCCGCTTGACTAGAGATAGCCCCAATCAGGGCTGGATGGAATGACATCTAGGCCAGCGCTCCAATCACGTACCACTCGTCGGCCTGCTTCTTGATGAGAGCAGCGGTGGACCACTGACCGTCGATACCGAGGGCACTGTCCTTTGACCGGAGGGTCACACCCGAGCCCGCCACAATCGTTGTTGTGCCTGCACCTTCCTGAGCAATGATGATCTGTGTCCCGAGGGGGAAGGCGACTGAACTGTTCGGTGGGACAGTCAAGTTGTTCGCCGAGGCGCTGTTCATCTCGACCAACTTGCCGTCGTCACTCAGGACGAGTGTGTAGGACGTTGTGTGGTTGCTTCTGGTCAAGTAGGAGCGGAGGATGCCGGTCGTGGCACCCGTCCCAACTGTGAGGTCGTCTTGGACAGTGACGTTCCCGTCAGCGACATTCAGAGCGGTCTGCCCGTTGGTGCCGGTGATCGTCAACTTCTCCTCAGATGAATCCCAGAACACCTTGTCGCCCGATGTGTCTGAGTGAAGGGTCACATCCACGCCGGACCCATCTGCGCCGAACTCGACAGCGGAGTCGATGGCCAGGTTGACCGTTGGCGTCGGACCACTTGGGTTCGTCACGTCGATGTTCGTTCCGGCGGTCACCCCGGTCACGTCGCCAGAATCAGCCCACGCAACACCAGAAGTCTGTGCAGAGTCGGCCGTGAGGACCTGTCCGTCGGTGCCGACCGCCACCTTCTCGGCGGTATCGGCTGCCGAGGCGACGAGGAGGTCGCCCTTGTTGTCGAAGTCGATGGTGACTGTCACCGTTCCGGCGGTTCCCCCGCCTGCAAGACCGGACCCGGCGGTCACGCCTGTGATGTCGCCCTCATCGTTGTCGATCCAGGTGACGGTGCCTGACCCATTGGTTGAGAGGATCTGACCGGAGCTGCCGTCGGTGTTAGGGAGAGTGAAGGCTCCAAGCGTCAAGGTGCCCGTGATCGTGTAGTTGCCGCTCGACACACTGATGGTGTCGATGTCGAGCACGCTCACCCAGGCAGCGCCGTCATAGATCGCCAGGACGTTGTCGTCCTTGGTGATACTCACCTGGCCCTCGGCGGGGCTGGAGAGTTCCGAGGACCTGTTGGCGGAGTCTGTGTAGACGCCGACTACCTGGTCTTGGATGTAGGTCGAGAAATCAGCCGCCGAGACCGTGTCAGCGGTGTTCCAGGTGCGATACCCGGCTGGGTTGGCCATGGGGGTCTCCTAAGAGGATGCGAGCGAGGCAGGTAGGTCACTGCGGTCTGGATCGCCGAGGCGCCACGAGGACGTGTCGAGCCAGGTCGGAGCGAGGGTGGTGGGTAGAACGGACTGGACGGGATCACCGAGCACCCAGTAGCCGGTCAGGTCGGCTGACGAGGTCGAGTAGGTGCCGACGATCCTGGCGGCGTTGGATGCCATGTCCCTAACGGTGATGTCGAGGGTGACGCCTTCGACGATCAGGGACGTGGCGAGCGTCGTGGACGAGCCGGGAGGCAGGTAGGAGAGGTCGAGGCCGCTCATGACGTGAAGGTGGAGCAACTTCTCGGCGTCGGTGGCACTGGCTGAGTCGATGTCGACTGAGACCGAGGAGACCCTCAGTGCTGGCTCGTCGTAGAGGCCCACGAAGTAGAGCCCAGCCTCGTCGGTGCTCGTCCCGCCAGAGAGCAGGGTGCGCTTGATGACGCGCTCCCCGTACTTGCTGACTGAGGTCGAGCGATTGCCGGTGTGGGTGATGACGGGGCTGGCTGAGTCCTTGAACTCGTAGGAGTTGTAGAGCAACTCCGAGCCCCACTCCATGGCGAGTGTCCTGGCCTCGACGGACCCGGCGGGGAGCGTCTTGGCGTCAGAGATGGTGACACCGTGGTCGTCTGTGGGGGAGTTGACGGCGTAGAAGGTGAGGACGCCGCCCTTGTTGGTGGCCGACGGTGTCCCGGCGTGGTTGACGAGGAAGCGGCCGTTCTCGGTGCGGGCGAGTTGTTGGATGTAGTCGATGGCCGTGGCGGTCACACCCGTGGCGGCGACGGCCTTGATGGCCCCGAAGTCAATGTTGCGGTCCACGGGGTTGGTGCCGTTGGGGTAGTTGACCGTTGCCAGGTCCAAGATGTCGTCTACGAGGATGCCGGTGTAGGACTCGGCGAAGGCCTCGTCGTAGATGGATGCCTTGGCGAGGCGGTCGAAGCCATCCACCGAGGAGATGTAGACCGTCGAGGTGTCTTGCTCGGCGAGGTAGTTGAGGTCGGTGATCCGTCCACGCCACAGGTAGGTGGGATAGGAGTCGGACCCGCCGGTCACTGCCGACGAGACCCGGACCTCACGGTCGATGAGTTGGGTGTTGCCATACGTCGAGTCTGAGTGGCCAGGTGTCAGCCAGTTGGTGCGGTTCTCGACCTCGATGGAGCACGACCCGGCACCGAACTCGTCGAGGAGCCTCTGGCGTCCGTAGGTGATGCCGACGTGGCGGACGTACTGGGTGACGTCGGTGTAGGTCGACCCGTCGAAGGCCACCTCGACAGTGACGGCGATGGTGGCAGCCATGTCAGGCCGCCGAGACAGTCAGGGGCAAGGAGCCGTTGGTGCGCTCCCATTGCTTGAGGGCGGACACGATCTGGTTGCCGACCTGGTGGCCGTCGGTACCCATCCCGGCGTTCACCGTGATGTTGTAGACGGGGCTTCCAAGGTTTCCGGCCTTGTTGAGCGGTATGACTGCTTCAGGACCGGCCTCGCCGACTACGGCCAGGGTGGGTGATGTCACGATTCCGCCGTGGGCGAGCCCTGGGATGAGGCCCTTGATGGCTCCACCGATGCCACCTATGGCTCCTTGGACCATGCCGCCCACGTCGGGCATGATCGACTGAACGGCCGACATCACGGCAGCGGCGGCGCCCTTGATCATGTCGATAAGTCCATTGATTATCCACGACCCGATGTCACGACCCAGGTGGTAGATGTCCTTGGCGATTCCTGTCAGGAACTCCTTGATCTGTTCAGGAATCCACAGGATCAGGTCGACCAACTTGTCGGCCAGGTAGATGGTGAACATTGCCACCATCTTGAGAAACACTTGGATCAACTCCTGTGAGGCCGCCAGGATGCGAGCCGGTAGGACAATGAACAGATCGACGATGTATTGGATGACCTCGCCTACCAGGGTCCGCAACTTGTACCAGACCTCCTCGAAGTCACCTGAGAACAGAGCCTTGATCAAAGCGACGGTGGCCTTGATGACATCCCAGAAGTTGCCCAGGACAGAGATCACCGCCTCGATTGCGGCCTGGACGATGGGGTAGACGTACTCCATGAAGAAGTCAGCCAGAACCGTCCAGATCGAGGTGATGGTCTCGACGACCGTGGTGACGATTGGAACGAAGTCCTCTTGGAAGAAGTGGACGACTGCCCAGAATGCCTCGACGATGTAGTCGAGCACGGTGCTGATCGTCGGCCACAGGTAGTTCATGAAGAAGTTGGCCGTCCACTGCCAGGCAGCCACGACGTTGGTGACAACGCCTTGAACCATCGGGACGAAGTCATTGCGGAAGAACTCGATCATCACCCAGAAGGCGGCCACGATCTTCTCGGCGACCATCTGGAGGGCAGGCCACAAGACAGTGACCGCCCATTCCCTAACGGTGTCGACCACGTTGCGGAACTGCTCGAAGTGCTCGTAGGCGTAGACGGCTCCACCTGCCAGGGCGGCCAGTGCAGCGACGATGAGAACAGCAGGTGAGAACAGAGCGAAGAAGGCCGCCACGAGGCCGAGCACTGCCGGGATGACCACTGCGGCGATGATCACTGCAAGGGCGGCCAGCACTGGGTGGGGGTTCTCTTGGATGAAGGTGCGGACACGGTCGATGACCCGGCCCAGAACTTCCTTGAAGCGCTCGACGTGTGGGGCGAGGCGTTCGGCGAAGTCGAGCACCCATTCCTGGATGACTTCACGGGCACGCTCGATGTGGGGCTGGAGCCTCTGGTAGCCGTCCATGATCGCATCGGTGGCGGCCAGGACGTGAGGGGCGAGGCGCTCACCGGTCTCGATAGCCATGACCGACAGGTTCGCCTTGATGCGGTCAAAGGTTGCCGCCAGACCGGTATCCATGGTCTCAAACGCCGTCTGGGTCGCACCTGCTGAGGCGCTCATCTCGGCCATCGTGGCTGAGAAGGCAGCGCCCCCGTCGGCGGTGAGAGCCAAGATGGCCTGGCCAGCCTCGACGGAGCCAAACATATCGAGCACCGAGGTCCCGGCCTCGTCAGCGCCTTCTTTCATCATGAGAATGGCGGACTCGAAGTTGCCCTCGTGTTCGAGGAACTGCTGGAGCCCCATCCCGGCGAGGTCCCGGAACGCCGTGTCGGCCTTGGTGCCTTCCTTGGCCAACTCGGCCATGGCGGCCTTGAGTTGTGTGGCGGCCTGGGCGGTAGGTGTGCCCTGGGCGGTGAGGTTGGCGATGGCAGCCGTGAGGTTGTTGAACGGGATGCCGACTGCCGCCGCAATGGGCGCAACCTTGTAGACCTCGTTGGACAACTGGCTGAAGTTGGTCTTGCCCAACTTGACGGCCGTGAACAAGAGGTCTGACGCCTCAGTCGCCGAGATGACCTCGACGCCGTAGGCATTGACCACCGACGTGATGCCATCAACGGCGGTCTCCAGATCAGTGACACCGCCCTTGGCTGCCCTTTGGGCGACTTCCATGAACTCGAACACGTTGTCTTTGGCGACACCTGCCGAGAGGGCCTGATAGAGAGCCGGGATGGCGTCGTCGGGGAGCACCCCAAACTCCTTGGCGAAGTCCTTGACCTGATCAGAAAGTTGGCCAAACACCTCTGCGCCGGTTCCAGGCAGAAGGGTCATGACCTCCTTCATGCCCTTCTCAAACCCGGCAAAGGCTGTGACACCCTTGGTCCCGATTGCTACCGCTGAGGCCCCAAAAGCAGCCCCGGCCATGACGCCGACTCGGGCGACACGCTTGCCGAACCCCTGGAGGTCGCTCGACGCCTGCTTGAGGGTCCGCTTGAGTTGAGAGTCGTCGCCAATAATGGCGATCTTGATGGGGCGCGTGGCCACGAGGTCCTCCCCTAAGGTCGGGGCGTGAAGGTGTGGATGGTTCTGGCGTTAGCGCTCGGTGGCCTCGCCTGTTCGGAGGAGCCTCCAGAACAGTGGTCGCACTCGATGAGGCAGGCCATAGTCGATGCCTGTGAGTCCGCCGGTGACGAGGCCGACCTGGCTCTGAGCAAGAGGCTTGAGGATGCGGGTTACACCAACCGGGGAGTGTGCATAACCATCCTCAAGAGAATGGAGGCTCTATACACCATGAGCGACTGGCTCCTTCTCAGTGAAGAGGAGCAGGAACGTGTCGGGACGAAGGTCTCCTATGAGTACGGCCAGGAACTTTGGCGGGAGATTGGCAGCGACTAACGCCGCCTCCGGGACTCGGCTGGCAACTAGGTCACTATTTGTAAGGGCCACATTCACGCTCGACGAACAGAGGCCACTCCGGGTCGTCGTACTTATTGGAGTTGATCCATGCCTTCACTTCGCTGTAGTTGCAAAGTCGGGGGCTTGGGTCAGGGGAATCAGGCACATTCAATTTGGAAAACCCTGCACCAACGGCCTGCCCAATGAAGGAAAAGCAATCAAATTTTTCGCACATGTTCCGGAGAGAATTCACCTCGGCATAAGTGAACGTGTGCGTGATCGCAGATGCTCTGGTGGTTGCGGGGGCCCGGGTCTGGGTGGTGGCCGGTGCTCGCGTAGTTGTCGTGGCACGGGTGGTGGCCGGTGCTCGCGTAGTTGTCGTGGGACGGGTGAGGGTCGGTGCTCGCGTAGTTGTCTGGCTGACCTGCTCTTGCAACTCTGCTACCTGGGCTTGCAAGGCAGCGATCTCGTCAGACGAGTCACTACACGCCGTCACGCCGAGCACAGCAGCAGCGCCGAAGAACAGCCACACAATTGGTCGAGTCATAGCGGTCACAGTGTTCCACAGGGTCGCAGAGCAAGTCGACTAGGTGCCTAGCGCCGCCTTCGTGCCTCGGCCTGGGTGGCCTTGTGGCGCTTGTGCTCGGTGTCCATGTGGTCCACCAGGGCAGCCAGTTGCCACATCTTGAGGGTCTGAGCGTCGGTCCAGGAGAACCCGAACCGATGGGCGACGAGTGCCAGGTTGACTACTCGTCGCCGTCTGTAGGGTCCACCTTGGCTGTATTGGCACTGATCTTGAGGGCCCCGGCTTGCTCCCAGGTGAAGTCCGGGTCCTCGCGGCGCTTCACGATGTAGGCGAGCGCCTGGAGCATCTTGCCCTTGGGCTTGTCGGCCTGGCCGAGAGCGTCCAGGGGCAGCCCTGTGCGCTCCTCGATCTCGACCACCTCAGCGATGGTTAGGTCATTGATGTCGACGGTGAAGATGTCGTCACTCACTTCTTGAAACCTCCGTAGACACGGTCCACGCCGTGCTTCTCTTGGAACGCCTTGGCAATCCGGTTCATGGACTTGACGTACTCGTCGATGATCTGGGACCACGCCTCGGGCACGGCCTTGGAGATGTAGCGCTGACCTGGATAGCGACGCGTGGACCCGGCATAGGCATGGCCTCTATGGACCAGTCGGGCGTAGTCAACCCTTGTCGGCGTTCCCGCGATGATCTGGCCGTAGCGCCTTGTGGCTCCCGCCTTGATTGACCGCTGGAGAGCACCGGAGTGAACAGGCACACGGCGCTTGGCGTAGGGGACGATCTTCTCAGCAGCAGCCTTGGAGGCGGCCTTCATCTCCTTGGACAACTCCTCGTCACCGAGGCGGCGCAATGACGACGCCATCTGGGAGATGCCGCCAACCTGGATGAGGTTCTTGGCCTTGCGCCGTGAAGCCACTAGAAGGACGTGTCCGTACTCATGTAGGTGATCTGGACAGCGGCGTCTGAGCCGTTGTCCAAGGCGACGTAGGGCAACTCGATGCTTGTCATGTCATCGAGGCTTGCCACTGGTGTCGAGCCGGTGAACTTGGCGACGGGGATCGTGACGTGGAAGTACGGGTAGTACGAGCCAGCGATGGCGGTGCCCTTGGTGACGATGAACTCCAACTTGAAGGTGGTGCCATTGATGAACTTGTTGAAGTTGGTCAAGTCGGCGAACTCACCTGAGATGGTGCCGGTGTAGGACGGGACGGCGATCCGCTTGGGCTGGGACTTGGTGGCCGAGCCTGTGAGGAAGCGGCGGTCGGTCTTCATCCCGAGGTCACCTTCAAGGGTGAACGAGGTGAAGTTGGTGACTGCCGAGTCGTCGATCTCCATGGTCGCCTCGGTGTAGACGAACGGGTCTGCACTGGAGACATAAGCCGGGGTGGCTTCAGCCGTCGAGGTCTGTTCGGTCTCAGCATCGAAGTTGAACGTCATCGACGTGGCTGACCCCAACTCCTGGACGATGTTGAAGCCCGTGATTGTCGAGCCCTCGTAGGTGAAGGTGCGGAGCGTGCTGCCACTGTCAACCCGTGAGACCTGAACGGAATACGAACCGGTCGGTCCTGTGTCGTCGGTCGAGTGGGTCTGGAGGTAGGCGGCCGTGGAGCCCTGCTGGGTCGGTCCGGCAGCGGTGCCGAGGGTGTGTTGGAGCAGTAGCCCCAAGCCCTTGTCGGCCACGTCGACCTCGATGGAGCCGGAGGCCCCGAGGCTGATCGTGTCGTGACGGTCCGAGCGGATCGTCTGGAGGTCACGCCGAAAGCCGACGGACTCGATGTATTCCACGTCACGGGACCAGGCATCTGCCTTGGCCTCAAAGGCGCGGGTGGGGGCGACCGCAGTGCCGTAGGTCGACTCGACGCCAACCTGCACCACCTGGTCGAGGATGGAACTCATGAAGCCTCCTTA